CCTGCAGTTCCAACTCTCCAGTGGATGGAGATTCTCCGATTTGTTACTCTTATACAAGGATTCCTCGCAGAGATGCGGGGAATTTTTGCGTGCAGAAATGAGGTGAGCTTGAGTGACGGAAAAACAGAAAAAGTTTTGCGATGAATATTTGAGTGATTTGAACGCCACTCGGGCATATAAAGCAGTGTATAAAGGCGTGAAAAGTGATGAAGTAGCTAAAGCGGCGGCAAGCAGATTGTTAACTAATGTTAACGTTAAAAAATATATAGCTGATCGGATGGAAGAGATCCACAACGAGAAGACGGCGGACGCCCAGGAAGTAATAGAGTATCTGACTTCCGTGCTTCGCGGAAAAAGCAGTTCCACAGAAATTGTAGTTGAAGGAACCGGCGACGGCTGCTCCGAGGCACGAACCATCGAAAAGGCACCGTCTGAGAAAGAGCGCTTAAAGGCTGCGGAGCTTCTCGGCAAGCGATACGGACTGTATACAGAGAAAGTTGATGTGGCAACCGATATGGATCTCAACATCACGATTGACTACGGGGAGGACGATTCCGGATGAACATAAACGTCCAGATGAACCCAGGCTTCAAAGAAGTTGACCGCAGCCGAAAACGGTATATTGTTATGAAAGGCTCTGCTGGATCAGGAAAGAGTGTTGATACGGCGCAGAATTATATCTTGCGGCTGATGCAGGATCCGGGAAGAAATCTTCTATGCGTTCGAAAGGCGGACGTGACAAACAGGGATAGCACTTTTGCAGAATTGCAGGGTGCTATTTTTCGTATGTTTGGGGAGCAGTATAAGAGATATTGGCACATCAACAGCTCCAACATGATTATGGAGTGTAAGATCAACCGGAATCAGATCATTTTCCGTGGAGTCAATGATGAGAAACAGCGTGAAAAGCTGAAATCCATTACTTTCAAGCGTGGAAAGTTGACCGATGTGTGGATTGAAGAAGCAACGGAAATTACGCAGGCGGACTTCGAGATCATTGATGACCGTCTCCGTGGTGAACTGCCGGATGGACAGTTCTATCAGATCCGGATGACGTTCAACCCGGTATCGGCGTATCACTGGATTAAGCGTGTGTTCTTTGACCGGTCAGATCCGGATGTTCTGACACATCAGTCAACCTACGAGCAGAACCGCTTTATCGATGATGCCTACCGAAGACGTATGATGCGGCGTAAGGAAGTGGATCCAGAGGGGTATCGGGTGTATGGCCTGGGGGAATGGGGCGAGGTCGCCGGACTGATCCTCAAAAACTATGTTGTCGAAGAATTTGACTGTTCACCGGAACGATTCGATTACATGGTCAATGCACAGGATTTCGGATTCAATCACGCCAATTGCATCGGTGAGGTTGGCTTTAAGGATGGTGAGTTGTATCTATGCCGGGAACTGTACGTGTATGAGATGGACACGGACGAGATCATCCGGCTGGCGGAGGGGCAGTTCAACAAGCGCCTGCGCATGTGGTGCGATTCTGCGGAGCCGGACCGTATCAAGATGTGGCAGAAGGCGGGATACCGCGCAAAAGGCGTGCAGAAGGAGCCGAACAGCGTGCATGCCCAGATAGATTACCTGAAACAGCACAGAATCCATATTTACCCGTCCTGCGTCAATACAATAAAAGAAATTCAGCAATGGAAGTGGAAGAAGGATGAGCGTACCAACACTTATCTCGAAGAGCCAGTTCCATTTTTTGATGATGCCATGGCGATGCTTCGATACTCCATTGAGGAAGAACGCAAGGCGAAACCACGGCTGAACAGAAAGGTGAAAGGAGGGATATAGAAGTGCGAACGAATTTGTATAGGCTACCGTCGGAAGAGACGCTGACAGATGCCAAATTGAACGAATTTATCATGCGGCATTCCGGAGAGTGCGCATTTAGATACAGCATGCTGCAGGAGGCCTACGAGACGGATTACCCGATCCTGCATGAGCCGTTAAAGCCCAAGTGGAAGCCGGACAACCGGATCATGGTCAACTTTGCGAAATACATCGTGGATACGATGAACGGCTTCTTCATCGGGCATCCGATCAAACTGCAGGTAGACGATGGAAACGAAGCGGTTGAGAAATATGTTGATTTTCTGGATCAGTATAATGATCAGGACGATAACAATGCCGAACTGTCCAAGATCTGCAGTATCTTCGGTAAAGGCTATGAAATGTATTACGTAGATGAGAACGGAAATATCGGTATCACCTATCTGAGCCCGCTGGATGCATTCATGATCTACGACGATTCCGTGCTGGAAAGGGAACGATATTTCGTGCGGCTGTATTACGATTCGAATCAGATCCTTCATGGAAGCGTATCGGACGAGACGAAGGTCCGCTGGTTTACAATCAAAGGAAAATTACTCTGGGATGCAGACGAGAAGATACACGGCTTCGACGGCGTTCCGGCATCGGAGTACGTAGAAAACAAGGAGCGTATGGGAATCTTCGAGCCGGTCCTTACGATGATTAATGCATACAACAAGGCGATCAGCGAGAAAGCCAATGATGTTGACTATTTCGCGGATGCCTATCTCAAGGTTCTTGGTTCCAAGCTGGAAGAAGACGATGTGGCGCATATCCGGGATGACAGAATCATTAATTTCGACGGGGACACCGAACGGTTGATTGTCGAATTTCTTCAGAAACCGGATGGTGATACCACGCAGGAGCATCTGATCGATCGTCTGGAAAAGCTCATTTTCCATATCAGCATGGTGGCCAATATCTCGGATGAGAATTTTGGCACCAGTTCCGGCATCGCCATGAAATATAAGCTGCAGGCAATGAGTAACTTGGAAAAAACGAAAGAGCGGAAATTTACCAGCGGAATGAACCGGAGGTATCGTCTGATTTTCTCAAATCCGGTCTCAGGAATGAAAAAAGATGACTGGGTGAAGATCCATCCACATTTTACACCAAATTTCCCGGCAAACCTGCAGGAAGAGGCAGAGATCGCGAAGAATCTGGAAGGTGTGGTCAGCCAGGAAACACAGCTCGGGGTGCTGTCTATTGTGGACAATGTACAGGATGAAATCAAGAAAATTGATACCGATCAGAACAAGGTGAGAGCGGATCCAGTGATGAAGCAGATGTTTGGCGGCGGTGGACAGGATGACGAGTAAGGAATACTGGCAGAAACGTGAGACGGAACATGCCAAGAAGAATAAGATGTCTGAGCAGACCTATGCAGAAGAGATCCGGAAGACCTATGCGTATATGGCGGATCAGATTCAGAAGGAAATCGATGGATTTTACGCAAAATACGCCAATGCTGAGAAGATTTCGCTGGCAGAAGCAAAGAGAAGGGTTTCCAAGCTCGATATCGAAGAGTATGGCAGGAAAGCGGCGAAATACGTCAAAGAAAAAGATTTTTCCGACCAGGCGAATGAAGAGATGCGGCTGTACAATGCAACCATGAAGATCAACCGTCTGGAACTGCTGAAAGCCAATATCGGGCTGGAAATGGTATCCGGTTTCGATGAACTGCAGAAATATTTTGACAAGACGCTGACACAGCAGACAATAGAAGAATTTCGCAGGCAGGCGGGCATTCTTGGCAATTCTGTGCAGGAAAACGGGAAAATGGCGCGGGCAATCGTCGATGCGTCATTCCATAACGCCACCTATTCCGACCGGATTTGGATGTATCAGGATATGCTGAAAGCAGAGCTGGACAAGCTGCTGAAAACAGGGCTAATCCAGGGTAAGAACCCGCGGGAGCTTGCGGTGCACCTGCAGAAACGCTTCGGTGCAAGCCGGGAGGATGCAGAGCGGCTCATGGTCACGGAGCTTGCCAGAGTCCAGACAGAAGCTCAGAAACAGTCCTATATCCGAAATGGATTCGAAGAGTATACATACGTTGCCTGCGGGAATGCAGATGTCTGCGAGCGGTGCCAGGCGTTGGACGGTAAGCATTTTAGGGTGCAGGATATGATGCCAGGGACAAATGCGCCGCCGATGCATCCGCGATGCCACTGCTCTACGGCGGCCTATGAAGACAGCACAGAGTATGAGAAATGGTTGAAATTTCTGGAGCAGGGTGGTACCACAGAAGAATGGGAAGCTTCGAAAAACAGAAAGGCGAGATACAAAGACAACGAAGGCATATTCCAAACATTGGATGGCAGATCAAAGGGGCGAGACGTTATCAAACCTCGAAATATCATGAAAGAAATGAAAAAGTCCAGCATCGGAACGGAAATGTTGGAATATCTTCAGGAAAATGATATTCAAATAAAGGTATGGTACGGAGTTGATGTCGACGAGGGACTGGACGGACTTTTCGAAGATGGTGAAATCAACATTTATGCTGATAACACCAAAACGGTTCGTGAGACAGCTATTACAGTGATTCACGAGGCCACACATGCCAAAATCAACAAGCCAAACACCAAAAATCAAGAGTTACAATGCTATATGAACGAGTACAGACATCAAAACATTGAATTGACAGAGAAAGTTGTCCAGGATATAATTAATCATATAAATGATAAATATCCGAATTTGAAATGGGAGTGATTGTTTATGACGAATACTCTGAATATGCCGCCTCATGAGAGGGTAAAACTTTTGAGAAAAGGCGAAAAAGTTCTGTGCAAGAAATGCAAAAAAGGAATTATGATTCCTGTTGGCGACCGTGAAAAAACCAATACTTTTTACTGTGATTCTTGCAAGAATCAGTTAATTATCAACTGATGATAAGGAGACAGGACAAATGGCTCAGAATGATTATTTCGTGATTGTATACCAGGTACTGAAATATCTGTATGAATGCTTGAAAAAGGGTGAAAAACCAGAAGCGTGTTACCTTACAGCATCGGCTTATAATATTCATGAGAATTATTGGCAGTATATCATTTTAAGCCTGATTACGGAAGAATATGTAAAAGGCATTGCTGTTAATCATACGAAAGATGGCGTTCTTTTAGGCGATCTGCCGGATGCCATTATCACACCAAAGGGTATTTCCTATCTGTTCGAAAATTCGTTGCTTGAAAAGGCAAAAAAGACGTTGAATGACGTAAAAGAGATGGTTCCGTTCGTATAAAACTGTTTAAGGAGTAAAAACGATAATGGCAAAGAATGACATGGAAGTAATCATGTATAAAATACTAAGGTATCTGTACGAATGCATGAAACTCGGTGTAGAACCAGAACTCGAACAGTTCGCGTGGAATTCAAAATTATTTGATATTCCGCAAAGCTATTGGTGCAAGATCATTGCAACGCTTGTAAGGAAGGGATATATTACAGGATTTGTGGTCGTTGACAAAACAAAAGACGCGCCAATGCTCCAAACAGACAGACCATTTGAGATTACGTTTGAGGGCGTACAGTTCCTGGAAGAAAACAGCCGCATGCAGAAAGCAAAAGAATATTGTACTGAAACATTCAACGTGATATTGTCTGCATTACTTGGCGCGATTATTTCATAGTTACCACTAGTCGAGAGGCCGGTGGTATTTTTGCGCTCATTTTTAAGAAAGGGAGGATAACACTAATGGTTATTACGGGAGTAGATCACTTTGCGAGCGTCTGCGAAACTAAGCTTGTTGAGTGGTATCACAAGCATAAGCCGTCAATAAATATTGCCAGACACAACGTAGTTATTGTCTGGAGCAGTAAGGTATTGCAGAATTATAAATGCCTTGTAGCTACAACGGTGCTTGATGATGGAGTGTATGCAGAGTATACATATAATGGTGACAAAGAGGAACTATATGAAGATGTTTATGAGAAGGTGACTAACACCTGTTACAAGGAGGAGTAAACAAGTGAAAGCAATGTTATCACAGCCAATGGCTGGTAAAAGCGAGGAAGAGATCAAGGCTACCAGAGAAAAGGCGATTGCAACATTAAAAGAGAAAGGATATGAGATTGTAAACACATTGTTTACAGATGAATGGTACAGCAATGAAGCTATGAAGGAACGCGGTGTTGTACAGATTCCTCTCTGCTTTTTAGCAAAATCATTAGAGAACATGAGTCTTTGCCATGCAGCATATTTTTGCAAGGGTTGGGAACAGGCAAGAGGCTGCCGACTTGAGCATGATGCAGCTATTACGTATGGGCTTGACGTGATTTACGAGGAGTAATTTGCGCCAGCACAAATTAGCGAGAAAGCACGCAGCAATGCGTGTTATTTTTATGTCCGAACCCCTTAAGACGTCTAAACTGCTGGGAATATCCCCTCGGTATGGGAGCAAAACTGCCGGAGCAGGTGGAGAAACCACAAATAAAAACGAAGCTCACAAGGAGAAAAGATGGAACTAAAGGAACTGTTAGGAGACGAGCTGTACGCAAAGGTCGACGAGAAGCTTCAGGAGCACAACAACGGAGAGCCGAATAAGCAGAAGCATGTCAGGTATGCAGATCTGTCCGAGGGTCGCTACGTTTCCGTAGAGAAGTATACGGAAAAAGAAACTGAGCTTGCAGGTGTAAGACAGCAGCTCACAGATGCCAATAAGCAGATCAAGTCCTATAAGGATATGGACATCGAAGGCATCAGAAAGTCCGCAGCCGACTGGGAAGAAAAGTACAAAACAGACACAACAGCACTTCAGGGCAAGATCACAGGTCTGCAGAAAGAGGCAGCGGCGAAGGATTACCTCTCAGGTAAAAAGATTCGCGGAAAGCTGGCACATAAGGCCGCGCTTGCTGGAATGATGGAACTGGAGTACAAGGATGGTCAGTTTGTCGGAGCAGATGAGTATATGAAAAAGCTTCAGGAAGAGGATCCGGATTCCTTTGAGAAAGAAAAAGAGGAAGAGGAAACAAAGCCGGGAAGCTGGGTACGCGGAGCAAACAGAAAAGACCGCCCAAGCACCCTTGACGCTGACGAAGCGTATCTGAAGGCTAAGTACGGCAACAACAAGTATTATCGAGGAGGAAAGAAATAATGGAATATGGTGGATATAACGTAGTAGAGAAGTATAGTCAGATCGTAGAGCCGAATCTGTATTTTGATTCAATTTTTCAGCCGGGAATGACTTACAATGATCAGTTTCAGGGCGATGCAGACAGTGGTCTGGTAAAGATCTTTAAATTACCAGAGGACGATGTACAGGATCCGAAGACTCCGGCATCCGATTTTTCACATGAAGCAGCTGAAAATGAGCTGATTGATCTGAGACTGAATAATCTTCAGTCCAAGTCCAAGAAGATCTACAAGATTCAGGCAAACGCGGTGCCGTATGCAATGGCAGAGGAGCATCTGGCACTTGCAACACAGAACTGCCGTCAGGGCTGGCAGGCATCTGGACTTGCATGTCTGGCACATGAAGGAACCATTCTGACTGGTACAACCGCACTGACTAAGGAAAACATCAAGAAAGAGATTCTGGATGCTCGTAAGACAATTCGAATCGGAAAGGCTGCTGCTAATGTTGTACTGGCATCGGTAGCTACTTATACTACAATGCTTGAAGCTGCTGGCGATCAGTACACTCCGGTCACAAACGATCAGATTATGCAGACTGGCCAGATCGGAAGATGGCTGGGTATGCTCTGGATCGAGTGCAACATGCTTGACTCATTGGATGCTGCAAAGTATTACGATTATGCAGGTACCATTCAGACCGTGAAGCTGACTGACATTGATTTCATCATGTACGACTGGAGAGGCTTTTCAGTTGTTGACAATCTGGAAACCATTCGTCTGAAGGATTCCGAGAACTTCAACGGTACGCTGGCACAGGTTGAAATCAACTCTGGTTATCGTGTACCGACCAAGGCTCGTGTCGGTGTCAGAAAGCACGCGGAGTA